TCACCAATTGAAATTGGAATAATTATTTGACCAGTTAAACCTATAACAGTAGTTCCTCTAGTTAGAGTTACTGTACTAGCTCCAGTAATAATTACAGTACCATTAGCATTTGCTGTAAAAGGATTTTGAGTAACATCAACAACTGCTGGAGCAGGTTGTACCAATTGTTGAAAAAAACTATTCCAAGGTGAAACCAGAAAACCTTTCCCTATCTCTTTTCCATTTGGTCCTTTGACACTAACCAAAGGAGCTTGCATATTTGGTACTGGTAGTGTCATGTTCTAGCTTTATTCAAACTTAAAAATCCACCATTCAAAGCAGTCTTACAATTAGCAGCCCAACTTAATTTATAAACTCTATCCCTAGCATGTCCTAATCTATTCCACATTGGCACAACTACATAATCACCAGTTTGGCCTAATGATTGAGTAATTGGATTTCCATAACTCTTACCTTTATCATCTGACCAGCTCAAACTTACTTCTGGAACTTCATTATTTAAATCTGTCCCTACTTCCATATCAGCTTCAAAGCACAATCCAGATATTCTAACATTATCAACAATATTGTGGGGAAATGTTCTAATACAAGTTATCGGTTGTCCATTATCCAAATAAGTATCTAGAGAAAGCAATAATAATTGTCCTGTTTGCCAATCACCAACTAGATTAAATCCATTAACAAACATACAACAATTAGCACGGGGACGATTAAAAACACCATTACCATCAACCCAATTCCATTCGCTCCATTGCTTAGTTCCCACATCGTATAACCATCCTTTATTAGCTGTAGGAAACACTAAAGCATAAAAAGGATGATCGCCTATTTGAAAACAAAATCCAATTGCATCACTTAAAGTTGCATAACTTTTAAATTCGTCAACTATTCTTGGTGTAGAAATTTCTGTTACATCGTATCCTTGACCTTGAACAACTATTCCATTTCCTTGCTGATCTTCCATCATAAAGAAAACTAGAACGTCCATAGTAGCTATTGAATAAATAGCTGAGCAACCATGATTAATATAAGCTCCTTGTTGCTCTTGAAATGTAAAATCTGCAGCTCCTGTATCAATCCAAACTTCAGTAGTCAGAGCACCTATTAACCAAAGTTCTCTGTGTATTACGGCTAATCCTATAATAGGATCACTAAAACCAGATTTAGCTGCAATATCTAATGGGTCAAAAGCACTATTTGTGGCATTTACGGTATAAGTAAATCCTGCTCCTGTCCCTCCAATACTAGCTGCTGGAGCTGTTAGAATATCACCTATAAGATAATTTTTACCTGAAGTAGCTATATCAACTGCTGTTACAGCTCCTCCTGTTACTGTTATATCTGCCGTAGCTCCTATACCATTACCACCAGTTAAAGCTACATTATTATAAACAGCATTTGTATAAGCTGCTCCTCCAACTATAGCACCACCGCTAATACCACTATTGGTAAACATACCAAAATCAGCATTAGAAGCTGATATAAAGAATTGATCTGTTCCTGATCTATTAAAGATAGAAAATGTATCTAGTAAACTAACATAATCAGCAGGATAGAAATTAGGATCATTGATAAATCCTATCTGATTAGTAGCTAAATCTATAACATATCCATTTTCTCCATCACATAATACAGCAACAATACCATTATCACTAAAATAAACTTGACTTGGAAGATTAGCTATTGCTCCTAAGAATATTAAATTAGCGGTTGGCGTTAAAAAATAAACATTTTGACCAACTACTACAAATGCAGTTCCTGCACTTGTTCTATAAGTAGCTCTTACTTCTCCTACAAAATTAGGAGGAGTAGAGTAAATAGTTGAGCCGGGAGTAGGATAATAAGTAGTAGTAGATGGTGCTTGTGGATCAAGAGTAGCATTTATTTCAGCATACAAGTTTACGCATTCCTGTCCAGAAGCAATCTTACTTTTGCCAGCATAAGGAGTACTAATTAATTGTACTCTTTTTAATGGCATTACTTATCTCGCATCAGCATTGAAAATGTAGAAGGAATTATTGTTATTGAACCTTAGTGCTGGTGGCATCTTGAGTTGAGGTACTTGAATATTAGCCATACGCAAAACATTTAATGCAGCTCTAGCTAATTTAGTCTGCTCCATATTAACAGGATATTGATACATGCTGGTTAGGCGTCTACATAGATTGTAATGAATAGCTTCTTCATATTCTTCTGGCATATTAAAAACAGCGTCTAGACTATCAGTAACTTGTGTGACAGTCCAAATAAAACCATTTCCAGTACCACCAATTAAAGCTGGATTTACTGTTAATTCATCTCCAATATCATAACCATCACCAGCATTATCTAAAACTACTCCTGTTACAGTATTTCCAGCAACTGTTATAGTAGCTGTAGCTCCAGAACCATAACCAGTTAAATCTGTGAAAGCTACATTATTATAAACACCATTAGTATAAAGAGCACCACCAGCAGTTATATTTCCAGCTTCAATCTCAATTGTAAATCCAATTGGTCCTTTAAGAACTAAATGAATTTCATAGGTAGCATCTGGTATCGGCCAAATGTAAACATTCCCATTAGGAAATTTACCATCATAAAAAAAGAATTGTGGCCAAGAAGCTAATCCTTTTAATTGCACCAAAGCGTAATCCTCATAGCTCCAAATAGGAGATAGAGGAAAACTAACTATCGTGCTAGGACCACTACCAGCATTTAATTGTTTAAAATAAGCAGCTTGAATTTTATCAGGTCTAGCAGCATTATAATATTGACCGGGACCAATTGGATTAGATACATTCCCATTACCATTAGCCTGAATTTCATAAAGATTTGGTACTAACCATCTTTTCTTTTGCCATGCTGCAAGCATACGATGTAGAATTGTAAAACCATCATTAACATCTTCAGCAAGCAAAGTTTGACCGACGCCTAACACGCCAGCTTCACGCATTGCGAGTGTAATAAAATCGCGTGCAGTACTCACTTAGGTTCCCCAACCAGAAGAACCTTTAGCTTCAGCTTCTGTTTCAGCTTTTATTGCTTCATCAATTTCAACTTGTGTACTCTTGGAAGCATATCCATGAGGAGGATAATTCTTAGCTTTATAACCAGCAGCTACATATTCCTTGATGGTAGGACCATCATGTTTAAGAGTTGGTTTTTTCCATCCTTCATGAGCAGCTTCAGCTTTAATTTCATGTCCTAAAGCAGCTTCTTCTTCAGCATTATTTACAATTACTTTTTCACCATCAGGCTTAGTTGCGTAACAAGGATACTTAGTGTGTCCTAGATAATTAATAATATTAGGGTCTTTACCAAAACCGGGATGAGGATTATCAAGAGTATATTCAATGTGGTTCATGTTATTTTGTCCATCTCCAATTAAATCTTTAACTGGTAATTTGAGGGGAGGGGGTACTGGAAAACTTAACATATATTCTCCATTTTAAATTAATTAGGGGATTTTTGATCCCCTAATTATTGTATGTTAATCAATCATATCTTATCGCAAACACAAACCAACCACTCTGGCCTAATATACTTAAATCCAAATAGTACGTCAACGCGAGTAGCTAACAGATCAGTCAAAGGAAGATAATCAGTTAAAATACGCATTGATACGCCATCATAATTAGTGCGTGCCGCTTCCTCAACAGCTTTCCTTGGCATAACCAAGTCAGCAGTTGCCATCGTAATAGCCTTTTGCGTGTAAGCAAGAGACTTACGATAGACAGAGCTAGCAGGAGTAACCAAGACAATAGCAGCACCATTAATAGGAGAACTATCAACAGTCTGATATTGAACTTGAGGACCACCAGCAAGGAAGTTTGAAGGAGGGATTAGACCGGGGTAAACCGGAATAGCAAGAGCGCCAGCAGCAACATCAGCAGTCACAACAAATTGCCGCAAGGTAGCAAGGCTATTCTTGGTCAAACGATTAATAGCATTGACATTAGCAAAAGTGATAATATCACCTTTCTTCAAGGTGCCAGTATCAGCATTGATAACAATGTTACCACCACCAGTACCAGTAAATTGATTACCACCATTTACAGTACCAGTGCCAGCCCATGAACCTGAAGTATGATTAATCACAGTCTGATCACGGAACCAACGTCCATAACCAAGACCTGATTTCATTTTACCACTACGGAATTGAGCTGAGATTTCAGGAGTTGGATTAAGCAATCCCTGAAGTGCGGTAGTAGCTCTTGCATCAGTAGTAGGAGAATTGACAATACGCCTATCATCATCAATAGCACCATTGTCGTCAAGGATAGCATTTGCTTGCAAGAATTGATCAGAGATAGGAGAGATAATATTTCCAGCTCCATCAGTATTTGCAACCAAGTTACAAACACCACCTTCTGCACCAGCCATAATAGTACCAGCAACTTGCGCACAAAGGTTATTGACAATCGGAGCCATAACAAGCTCCGAAAAACGATCAATACTCATAGTACGTTCTGCTGTGGTGTAAGGAGTAGCTACGTTCAACTGTGTAGAAACAGTTAACGTAGTAAACTGTTGAGTGTTATCCTGAAGCTGCATAGCAGGACCAGAATTAACAATAAAATCAGAAGGCAATCTGATACGCAGAGTATCACCAATCTTAGCACCATCTACTGCAAATTGATCATCATATTGCCTATCCATATTCATAATAAAAAGATTACTATTAATGAAAAGCATTACTGCTTCATTAGTAATCATGTCCACAGTGAGGTAAGTATTTGCCATTTCTAAAAGCTCCCGCGCAAAAAGCGCAATTTTAAAATTGATTGTGATGAATATGCAGGGCTTGAGGCTGCAATATTTAACAAGCAATCAATGGCCATACCGGACCAAGGCGGGAACTAGAAAGCATGGTTTATCAAGCGAACCAAGAAACGCTATATAGAATATCAGTATTTTAAAAATTTAGAATTGTAAATAGAAAAGTGTGGGAAAAGTTATCCCCGCACTTTATTAATATCCCCTATTCTTTCGCAATTGCTCCTGTTGCAATCTACGCTTACGAATATATTCCTCAGTACTTTCCTTACCAGTAATGGTATCTGAATTAACATTACCTCTAGGTTTAACAGGTTCACCTTGATTAGGTACTCTGGATAAAGCAGGTTTTTTAGGTTTCTTAGCATCAGCAAGCTTATCCGATATCCTTACAATAGCTATCGCAAGCTTTTCAGGACGTTCTTTTAGATCATACAGTTTTTCAGCTTCATCAATATCATTAGCCATAAAAGCTAGGACTTCAGCACCATTATCCAACTCACTCAAAATGCCAATTAGTCTAGATGGAATTGGCCCTAGATCATTAGTCATGGAAACTACTTTAGGTGTAAATTCCTTATCAATCTTGGTTGCGTCAGATTGAAGCTTATCGCAAGTTTCATTAAATTCTTTCTGTAATCTCTCAAGGTCTTTAGCTGCAATCTTTTCAGCCGCGATAGCATCAGCTCTAGACTGTACTTCAGCCTCAGTTAATTTTTTATCTGGATTAGCTTCTAACTGTGCTTTTAGTTTAACTATTTCAGCTTCAGCATTTCGTTGAGCTGCAATAGCCGTATCAATACGCTTTTGCATACGTTCAGTCTTACGAGCTTCCTTAGCCTTAATTCGTTCATCAGCTTCTTTAGCTTCTCTGGCAGCTTTTTCTTTTGCTGTTTCTTCTTTTTTTTCTATAGAATTACCATCATCATCTAATTCAGGTTCTTCTTTCTCACCTTCTTCCTCACCTTCAATTTCTTCATCAAGTTCTTCTTCTTTTGGTTCTTCCTCACTTTCCTTTTTAGGAGGATCGCCAACTATTGTATTTTTGGCAATGGCTTCTCTAGCCTTTTCAATATCAGATTTTTCAGCGTCATAAACCATTAAAGCTTTTAAAGAACCACTATTCATAAATTGTTTAAGCATTTGTATTTACCTTATTAGCTTTTAGCCAAGTTTTAGAAAGGTTATCAAAACTTGTAAATTTAACATCAGGATGTAAATAAGGAGTTAGTAAATCATAAATCTCCTTAATTAATTCTTGATCTTTTACTGAATTTAAATTTGAAATAAATTTAATTATTGCATCTTTAGAACCTAGCTTATTTAAAGCTATTTGTAAATTATCCAAATCATCTTGAGTTGCCTCTCGAAACTCATCTATATTAATATCATATATTTTAAGCATTTTAACTTCTCACTTTCAATTCATTCTCTATTGTATCTTTTAATTTTAAAAAATTTGGATTAGGTGGTGGAAATTGCATTTTCTTAACTTTAGCACCTTTAACAGTCCTACTACTAGCAAACATTGATTTAACTTTATTTCGTTCATCAAGTCTAGATTGCATATGAGCTAAAATTGCTTTTAGCTGCTCAGTTGGAATTTCTCCAAGGTCTTTTCCGTGTAGCTTCATTTAGTCCAACCAATCCAAAAGCGACGTGAAATAATTGGATTTTTAATTAGTAAAGCGGCAGTTCCTAAAACAACTAATTCTTTTACTCCTATAATAGCTGGAGCTGAAGGAATATAAATTTCATTGCTAATAATCCATTCAGGTCTAATATGCGTATACCCAAATAAAACATCTAATCTATTAATATGATTATCATCAGCAGGAGAATATTCAGTTATATTTCGTAATGATATGTTCATTTACCAGCAACTACCTTATTCATAGTTTGCATTTTCTCTTTCGCACATTGCTTTACGTCCCGCATCAATTCTTTATTTTTCTTGTGACCTTCGGCGCGTTCAATATCACGCAAAGCATCTTCTGCTTTCCACTTACGTTCCCTAGCTTTATCTTCTTTGGAACGTATAGCAATGCTAGCTTCTGGAGCTGCTGTCGCTACACCTTCAACAGCCATCTTTAAATTTTTCTTAGCCATCTAAGACATCCTTTATATTAGGAGTATTAATGATCACTGGTAAAGGTTTGACATCATCCTTCTTATATAAAACAGTATTTTCATAAGCAGGTAATCCAGCAGCCTTACCCATCGTATTTAATTGTTCATCTCCAGTACGCTCAGTAATAGCTTTATAAATGATCTCTTTCTGATCCAGAGGCGTACTGTCACGGCATAAAATTTCCATTAAAGCATGAGTAGCAGCCGGAATAAATTTTTCAAGATGAGCTTTAGCAAAAAGTCTTGGATTATTCTTATATTTTAAAAGATTGATTACTTGCCCCTGTAAGCGTGCAACTTTAATTCCACTATTTCTAGCAGCGTCAAACCATACACCAGCAAATTCTGCGGCTGTCTTTTCAATAATATTAGTTTCAGGAGTAATAATTTTTAATTTACTCATTTCTTTTTCTTCTTCTTTGCTTGCCTCTGCTCTGAATATGCTACAGCTAATGCTTGTACTCTTGATTGCACATGAGGAGACTTGCCAACTTCCTTCATTAGTGCCTCAACATTCATACGTAATGCTTTCTTGGAAGCTGATTTAATCAGTGGCATTACTTATTCTCCTCAAATGGATCACCTGAAACAGGAGTAAACATATATTTTCCTGAGAAAAGTGGAAAGCCTTTTAATAGAGCTTTATCTTTTAAAGATTGAGGAAGTTCTATGTAGTGAACAGGCTTACCAGCATTAACTTTTTCTAATATTTTATTACGTTGACTAAGAGATAATTCATTAAATGATTTTTGCGATAATCCTCTATTTTTAAGTTCTTCTTCTAAAGAACGTCCAATTTTACCAGAGTTATAATGCACCTTCTCTCCAGTAATCTTTTCTAATGCTTTAGGTATGATTTGATCATAGAAACCTTTCATACCTTCACCACCTACTTTAAGATTTTCTCCATCTAAATATTGCAATCCTTTAATATCGCTTTTACTTTCTAATAACTTTTTAGCAGCTTCCTTACCAATATAATCAGCTAACTTTTCTTTAGGTACATTCTCTTCATGTAAAACAGTATTATCATTTTTCTTAGCTTGTAATGTTCCTTTATCACTATAAGAAATATGATCTACTTGCTTACTCAAATCATATCTAGCCGCTTGTGCTTCTCCGGGTGTCCAACTAAGCCTATCGTAACCCTTTTCAGCAGCTTCCCTAATCATTCGCTTTAATGCTAATGAAGTCCAAGCTTCTGTTTTTTTGAATGGAGCGTTAGGAACAGCTCTGCCAGCACTTTCAAATTTATTTAATCTATCATTAGCTTCATTAAAAGCAGCTAAATAATCAGCTTTATTAGGCTTATTTAATTGATGAGCTACAATTGAAGCTTTCTCTTTGTCTATAACTTCTTGTAATAACTTTTCTCTTTCAGGAGCATACCCCTTCTCCCTCCCCTGCTGATGCCAATCCGATTGAATTTCTTCTAGGTGTAATGATTTCTTACCTTCAATATTCCTATCATTCATTCTGATATGAGCTAATACATTAGGTTCATCCCAATGAGAGGATTTGTAAGAATTAGATTGATAAGGATGCTGCTGATGAAACCTAGCGATAGCTTGTTCTTCAGTTGATCCACTTGAGTATCTACCTTCCCCCGGCCCAAATACTTCATAGCGCTGATGACCATTCAACATTGATGGTTCAATTCTATAACCAGATGGAAGCTTTGTAGTGTCTACTTTACTAGGCAACGTCAAAAGCATTTCCCTATAATTACTTGCTCCCGGTAGCTGATAAGAATGATATTTAGTTCCACCTTCTCCACTACCTAAATTATAATCACCTTCAGTAGACCTAAGTTTATAATAATCTTGAACAGCATCCCAATCAGGATTTCTAGAAGTATGTTGATCTGGAAAATGTTCTCTAAAATCATTAGCAACTCTATCTTGCTGAGCTGGAGTTAAATCTTTCCAATCTTTAGTACCTTTATTAACTTCCTTTAACTCCACCTTATTATTTTGTAAATGCTGCTGCACTTCTTCCTTAGTAACTATATCCTTACTTTTTTCTTTCAGGAAATCCTTCAATCCAGTCCAATCCATTTCTTCAGGCTTCACTCCCGGCTTATTAGCGAGTGTACCTAACCATTGATCACCAGTCATTTTTGCTTGTGGAATAGCATTAACATTATGCTCTACTGCTGAATAGAAAGGTTGTCCTATCTTAGCCATAGCTTCTATTGCAGTTCCCAGTTTAGAGCTATCAGCGAGCAATGTAGACGTTAATGCTCCATACTTGCCTGCATGTTGATCAATCAATCCTTCCTTAATTGCATAATCCAAAGCTTTTTCTCTATCCAAGAATTGCCCCTTGTGGTTCATGAAACCAAAATTAAAATTAGAAATATCTTCACCACTCATAGCTTGCTTATGGAATTCATCAGCTAAGTGAGCTGGTAAAGCATCTAAGTGTTCACCACCAGCAGGAGCTTTATATATTTTATCGCCATACTTCAAAGCTGGCCTGAGAAATGGTGCAGAGCCTAATGTACCTTCAGCTCCAGCAGTTAATCCACCAGCCCCACCTAATGATGCCATATCCAAGGTACGACTAATAACTTCTGGATTAGCTATAGTCTCACCTGTATTAGGATCAGTAATGAATGTAGGCAAGTTACCACTAGCAGCTTCAGGTAATGCTGATAAAGCACTTCTAACAACTTTCTCAGGCCAGAGCTGATAACGCTCCTCGCCACTTAAATTTCCTTGCCAAGGTTGACCAGTTTTACCCGGAACAGAACCTCCACTAGCTTGAGCTATCCCTAACTTATCAAAAGCATTCTTTAAAAGTTCTGGATTATTAACTATATTCTTAGGTAAATTCAAAACATCACTAGTAAATTTCTGATCAAAATCAGAAACACTTTTAGCTCCAGCTTTTAAATTATTATAAATATCAGATAATCTACTCATAAATTGATCAGTCCCCGGTAATCCACCATCAGTAAGGGTACTTTGTGGCGGAATTGGTTCGGGTCTATTATCCTCTAATCTAGGTTCCCCTTCTTGGCTCATATTCATAATCAAACGCTTGGGAAGAGGTGTATAAATAGGTTCAACCGGCATTATATTGTCCGGCTGTTGATAAGCATCAGTTAATTGAGCAAGGCTAGGCAATGATTTTTCTCATTTCTTCGTCAGATATTCCTAAACTGCTAGTATAATTTCTAGTACCTCTAAGCTTCTTTTGTGGAAATGTAACAAAAGCTCCATTCTCTAATTGTATAGTCCAATAATTATCCCTAGCACAAGCTTCTACAAATATTGCCCTACCATATCCTAAAGGTGTTATTACTTCAACCATATCCTTAAATTCAAGCATTATTCAGCCTGTTGTACCTGTAACCATTGTCCATTAGTATTTTGAACATAATGATTACCATCAGGAGCTAATTGGCTACCCGGAACATCTGGTATACTTGGTAATTGTAATTTATTATTGGGTTCTACTTTATTAAAATAATCCTGCAAATCTTGAGGTTGAAAATTTTGTAAATTAGTAGCTCCCGGTTGAAATGTATAGCTACCGTCTTGCTGCTGTTGCCAATTACCACCTTGATTACCATTACCGTTATATTGACTTTGATTAGAAAAAGTAGGGTGATTTGGTTTTTTAAAAGTATCTGGGTAATGAACACCAGCAGCATTAGGATTAGAGTTAGGATTAGCTTTATACCATCCCTGCATATCATAATCATAACTATCAGAAGGCTTAAATTTAGTATTATAGTCAGCCTGCTCTTGAGCATTTAATGGAGTATTATATTGATTAGTTAGATCAGGTTCCATTAGCTTGTCTCCATTGATTATGAGCTTTCATATTCAAGGAAGGACTAGGTAAGCTATCCTGACCTTGTTCTGATGCCTCTCCAGCCTCATTAGAAGGCTGCTCAAGAGAGTTTATAGAAGTGCCACCTTCATGTGGCCCCGGTAAATTAATCAACTCCCCACCGTTCTTTAGAGCTTCCATGACCACTTGCTTAACAAGCGGCTGTATCTGCTCTACCGAAATGGCAGGACCAGAGTTCCCCAAAGCTGTAATTCGCTTACTAATACTATCAAAATCAGCTCTAATCTCTTGAATAGCTTCAATAGTAGCTTCATTACCAGCCATAGCTTCTTTTAAAGTCATATCACGTTCTTTAACAGTTAATTCCCTATTCTTATCATCAAGCTCCTTTTGCTGCTTAGCAATAATAGCTAACTGCTGTTCAATCTTATCAGCAGCTTGATGCATCATTTGCTCCTGTTGTGGATTAGGAGCATCACCAAGAATATTTGGCGGAATAATCTTACGCCAACGTCTAGCAAGTTCTTGAGCTTCAGGAAAGTCTGCAACTTTCCAAAGAAGATCGCCACCAATATTCATAAATTCTTTATTTTGAGCTGCAATTTGAGTTAATGCATTAAAAGCTTCTTGCCTTCTAGTTGCAAAACTTGGTCCTGTATCAGATTGAACATCATATGTACCCATATTAGGATTAAATATGACGTGTACTATCTGCTGCTGATTATCCATTTCAGGTTGGTTATTTTGATCAGGAGGAAGCTTAGTAAATGGAGCTTCTGCATTAGGATCAATCGTCACATTCATAATTGTACCATCTTTAGCTTCAATTCTAATGATACGTTGTGTATCATAAACCTTTGGAATAAGGTCTATTAAAATTTTACCTGTCCTTCTGATAGCAATGGCTTGATTATCAATGAAATGATAAGTTGCTCTATCGCCTTGTCTTTGTCTAGCATTAATAGCTACGCCTGATTTAGCATTTTCATTTTCTCCCATCTGGGCTTGATATTGACCAGATACCATCATCATTTCTTCTTGAGCAATCTTCATTTGCTCTACATAAGCTGGCGATGCTGCTGGTGGAGCAGGTCTTTGTGGTGGAGGAATTGGATTTCCTTCATCATCAACATGGTTCCAAGGCAAAAATGAATGATTGGTTGTATTAGCTGTTCGCCAATATTCTTCATATCCCTCAATTGCCTGACCGGGAGCAAGCCAAGGTACTTTAGTTTGGAGTGCTCCAAATTCAACGTTGGCCGAACTATTCACATTATATATTCGCTGTGGGTCTAAAAGTGCTCTAGTATGTCCCTTACAATCCCAAATACCATCAATGACTGTTTCAGTACCAACCAACCTAACAATTGGTACAGTTTCACCAAGCCAAGGAGCACGATCAATAATAACATTCCCAGCTATCTTAAACCATTCTACATTATTTTTTGTAACCTT